TGGGACACAGGTTGTGGTCCCATCGATAGCGCAGCTGGAGCCGGCGGCCGGGGGTACCCCTGCCTACCTACCCCCACCGTCATAATCTGAGCGGGACCGCTTCGATTGTGACAAACATGGCTATAAAGCGCAGAAGCGCTAGACTTTTGGGGCGCAGCACAAGGGCTTCGATCACTTCGATCGTCTCACAGGCACAGGCACACAGATACCAACCCATCGCGTGGGTGAACGGTGCGACACAGCACTCCACACACACATTCCCCCTATGCCAGTAACGTCCTGTTCCTTGACCTATTGCTCGACCGTGACCTGACCGACAGATTACTGCGACTGTTGTTAGCAGTGTCGCTGTCTCTGTGATGTACGTCCTTGCCATCACCCTTGCTGACACGTCCTAGCTTCTGCATCTTGGACCTAGCTGTATTGCGCTGAGCTCTACGTTTCTTCTGCTTCGGCTTACTGTGATAACTGTCGTACTCCCTTCGATAATCTCTCATTAGTTCGGAGCGTCTTCGCTGGTGGTGTAATCCAAAACGTCACGAACATTTTTAACCGGCTCTGCTGTAACTTCGCTTTCCCAGCCAATGACCATTGGTCCAGAATGTTTCACTTCAGATTTTTGCGTAGGCTGATACCTTGTCAGCAATTTCTCTGCACGCCATTCGGCGTGACGCAATAGTTCCTTGGCTCGTAATATTTCGTCCCGGTTGGCTGCTGTTGCCAGGGTTGACCGTGCCTCTTCGAGGAATGCTTCGATGCCCGTCAGGTGAGCCCGGTCGTACAGTTCACCGAACCCTTTATCCCTCTGCGTCATCCGATACACATTCGATCGATTGACCGCAATGTCCTTGCAGATGTCCTTCAACATGTCACCCAAGGCGAGACGCTCAATAATTACGTCGCATTTATCCGCTGTTAGTTTTAAGCTATGATGATCGGGCATTAATCAGTTTTCCAAAAGATACGGCCAGTGTGGGAAATTGGAGCAAAACCACACTGGCCATAAAAGTTTAGAGAGAGAGAAAGACAATAACTTCAGAAGTAGCTAGACCCTGTCTTAACCGTCAACGAATCTAGCGTAGCGATATAAACACATTCAGGTGGGCTCTGTAAACGTACACAAAACAAGTAAATCACAATTTGTAGTACGACACGAGCCCGTTAAGTGCTAAACGTAGTGCATCTAAGTTGCCCTTTCCTTCTGGCCATGACGATGGCGTGTGGCAATTTCCGACAACGTGATCAAGTAAGTTGGCCAGAGGATAGCCGACAAAAGTCATTGCTGCACGAACCTCTGCCCTCGCTTTTGATACTGCTTCTTGAGCTTCGAGGCTGGGCAATCCCTTGACTTCACCAAACCTGACTGTTGCGTAAACTTCGGCTAGCTCAGCCTGTCTGAACACGGAAGCAAACCGACTAGCCGCATCGTACTGCTTACGATCAATCAGCGACCGACTCCAAAGCGTCTCAATGGGATCAGTCGTTACATTCCGAACACGCCGAACGCCGGCCACCATCGTGTCTTCTTCAACGAATGTGCCATGCTGACGAGCTTCTGCTGTGCCTAGATCAGCGGCGCTTTTGGGCTTCTTCTTTCTTTTCATCAAAACTCGTCGTTAAAATTTTCTAGTGTATCCTGTTGTGGCTGATAGCCATCGCCCTTCGCCTGATTGTGCGGCGTCATGCCATCATCATCCCTGACTACCTTCCAGGCCCTCACGTCGGTATACCAACGAGCATTATACTCCCGGCTTTCAAGATCAATGGACACGTCAAGATTTTCGTTTTCCTTGATGGCAAATTCATCGATCTTATCGTTCCAAAGCATAAAGCAGACCTTCTTTGGGTACTCGCCATCTGTCTGCAAGATGTACTCCTGCTTTCGCCACGGTCCCTTTGCACTTTCCCCGGATTGCTCTTCTGCAATCTGCACGATCTTGCCTTTGATGTTCATGTTGATACCCCTTTCTTTTGTATTTCTGCAAACTCAGCGTTCATGTCGTCAACTGCTTTATTATAGA